AAAATTAAATCATTTTTACGATAATAATTTTTCGAATATATATGATAGTTTGTTTATTCAGTATAAGAATTTATACATGGATAATACATATATTGTAACAAGTAATATTGATATCACACAATATTCTGGATATATGTATTTTAGTACTTTTATTGATAATTTAAAAACATTAGTTGTTGATCATGATTTTGAATATAATTTAACACTTACAACTAGTAATTTTAATGTATTAAATGGAAACATATTAATTGCTCCAGAGACTGTTACTCAATATACCAACTATATACCAGCATTAGAAAAATATAAATTAGAATATTCTATAAAAGATTCCCTTGGATTTATTAGTGATCCATTACAATTTGATACAAATTATGTTAGATATACATTAATGAATCATGGAGCAAATATAACTAATAATGCTAATATATTTTCTAATAAATTACCACATTTAATTGAAAAAACAGATTCAATACAAGTTAACACATATAATAGATTATATACATTTAATCAATTTATTAATTTAGTATTTAGTTCATCTATTAATGGTAGTATCGCATATGATGAAGTTTCAATAAGTAATACATATATTGGTAATACCGCAGTACCTGTTATACAAAATACAGCAGATATTCAATTAGCATCATACAATATATACACATATCAACAAGGTGGAGATTCAAATGTATTAGTATTAAATAGTGTTATTGATATAAACAATCAAAAAGATAATTTAGAAGATGAAAAACTACGATTATATGAGAATGTATTATCAAAGATAGATCAAACTAACAATGATATTACCAATTATATTACTGTTAATAATTTAGTTGATCAAATTAATATGAGACCTGCAAATGCAATTGTTTCATGGATAGAAAAACTTGGTGTATTTTTTGCTGATTATTATGAATTTTATATTGGTGGAGAAGTAATTGAACGTCTTGAAGATGATTTTATTAATTGTCTCCTTGAATTATGTGTTGAACCTGGACAATATCGCGGTCTTAAAAAAATGATTGGTCAAGATCAATATTTAATAATTAAGAAACAATCTTTAGGAAAATATACATTATATATTGATTTACCATTCTTTTTTAATAGATACAAAAAAATTCATTCATTATCGGTACCAATAATTGCTCTCTTGTATAGTAAATTAAATTTAAAATTTAAAGTTAAATCGCTTGATAACTTATTAGTTAAATTACCATATACAACTATTAAGAAAGGAAGTAAAATGAAAATGTCACTCTTAGTAGATTATATATTACTTGATTATAATGAAAGAAAGAAATTTGCTGAATCAAAACATGAATATATAATTGAACAAGTTCAATATTCTGTTTTTACAACTAATACACCATTTATTAATAAAATTAAATTTAACTTTAAAAATCCAACTAAATTGATGATATGGTTTGCAAGATTAAAAGATAAAGTTAATAAAAAGCAATATTATAATTATACATTAGACGACTACTATATTGATATTAATAAATATTCCGCATTAGATGAGACATCAAATAAATATTTTGATTTAATTAAAACGAAATATCCATATATATTAGATAATTTTGTCAATGCGAATATAACAGAAAAACAAGTATTATGTATGCCATTTGAAAATTATGACAAAAATATACAAAATGATTTAATAAATGCTGTTATACCATCTCAAACACCAATTATCACTAGTTCTGAATTAAAAGTAAATGGACATACACGATTTAAGACATCATCTGATGAAACACAAAAAGTTAGACCATATACATTTTTCAATAATTCGTACCTAAATGGAATAAATGTATATAATTTTGATTTATATCCGATGACTGCTCAACCTTCTGGATCTATAAACTTTAGTTTTTTAAATGATATTAATTTATTAGTAAATATAAATCCTTCAGTTTCGCAAGATTTAAATATAAAGACTATGACAATATCGTATAATATATTACGTATAATGAGTGGATATGGTGGACTTGGTTTTGATATAATTTAGTTGTATTCAATATAATATTATATAATATTATATTAAGTAAATGGGAGGTGGTTTAGTTCAACTCGCTGGATATGGATTACAAGATATGTATTTAACACATAATCCGACAATAACCTATTTTAAAATGGTTTATAAAAGACATACGAATTTTTCTTCTGAGAGTATTCCTCAAAATTTTCAAAATACACCAAATTTTGGAGGAAGATATACATGTAATATAGCAAAAAATGGTGATTTAATAGGAGAAATATATTTATGTATAACATTACCAAATTTACCAAAAATAGTAGATACAAGCTTTATTAATCAAGATCAAAATTTAAAAAATATAGTTATTACGGCATGGATGGAAAAAATAGGTTTTGGATTAATTAAGTCAATTGAATTTGAAGTTGGTGGAAAAATCATAGATAAATTATATGGAGATTGGTTAAATATATGGTATGAATTATCTCAAAAAAATAATAAACCCGCATTAAATCAACTGATTGGTAATTTACCGTCATTAACAGATTATATGAATGGTCGTGGGTCACAGTTATTACATATACCAATTCCATTTTATTTTTGTAAATATAAGGGATTAGCATTACCATTAATTGCTTTAGAATATAGTGATGTTAAAATAAATGTAGAATTTAATAATTTAACTGATGTGTTAATAATTGGACCAACAAATTATATTACAGTAAATGAAGATATGGTTAATTTTGAAACACATGAAATGTTATCCCAAACTATAAATAATGTTACGACGTATGGTAAATTTATAACATATGATGAATTAACAAATAGATTATATTATATAAAATTAGTATCAACATCATCATTTGTTTCTGGAACAGCGATAGTTGGAACAAAGTCAACATATACTGTTATGCCCAATGGCACCGAATATAATTATTTAAACAAAATAAACAATGTATTTAGTACTGATAGTATAACATTAGGAAGTACATTTTTGTATGTTGATTATATATTTTTAGACAATAATGAAAGATTAAAATTTGCCAGATCAAACCATGAATATTTAATAGAACAATTACAATTTGATAATAATAAATCTCTTATTAATAACAACAATAAAATAAAGATATTATATAATCATCCTACTAAATCACTCTTTTTTGTAACACAGTTTGATTATATCCTTAATTCAAATTTAATTGATATGTTTAATTATACAAACAGTTATGATAAAAAAATTGGAACAAATATTGTTACAAATGTTCAGTTCTTATTGAATGGTAAAGATAGAATAACACCAAGGGAATCACAATATTATTCATGGATTCAAAATTTTCAGAATTTTAAAAATGCGGCCAGTGAAGGTATTAACGCATATTCTTTCTCAATTAATTCACAAGAATTTCAACCTAGTGGATCATGTAATTTTTCACGTATAGATGATATTACTCTTGTTTTAACAGTTGATAAATCAATTAGTTACCAAAATACAGCAACTGCTCGTATTTATGCATTAAGTTATAATGTGTTACGTATTATTAATGGAGTTGCTGGATTGGCATTTGATAGTTAGTTTATTTACCAGTTGAACCAAACCCACCAGTTCCACGCTCAGTCTCATCAAGAGTTTCAACAAAATTTACAGCAAATGGTTGAAGAGTTGGCATACACACTTGGAATAGTCTCTCATGTTTATTAATAGTGTAGGGTTCAGTAGAAGTGTTAAATACTTTTGCCATGATGTTACCACGATATCCATAATCAATAATTCCAACAGAGTTTGCCATTATTAGCGGAGTCTTAGAAATACTGGATCTTGGGTAAAGATAGTAGCCGGAGACGGATGGAAAATTAGGAGAGCATCTGATTTTAAGGTCGACAGTTCCGACTGATTGAGGAGCAATTACAATTGTATCAGGGCAATACAAATCATAACCACTGTCGGTTGAATGATTCGATTTTTCCTTATAGACATCGGCAAGAGATGGGTCTTGAAATTGGATAGAGAGTGAAGTCATTTTAATATAACAATATTATATTAAAATGTAAAATGATGATAAATCAATTTTTTTAAACTAAATCTTAGATTGATATTAAATAATTTAAAGATTATGAATTATTAAGTAAAGTTAAGGTTACTCTTCCTAATTTTCTTTCTAACTTTGCGACTTTACCGATAGAATTATTGTATTCTTCTGATGCGGATTTAAGATCTATATCATTATTAATATTTACTTTTAAGTCACCATTGGAGTGCATTGAAATAACTGTTTTTAATTGTTCTGCTCTTTCTTTTGCTTCTTTTTCAGCTTGTACTAATCTTCTATGTAAATCTAATATACTAGTTTGCGCTGTAGGAGTTAACTTATTACCTAATTTACTTATTGCATCATCTAATACAAATTTTAATTTTGCTGATAAATAGGCATTTTCAGGAACAATTTGCCAGTTATTGTCTCCCATACCTCCTTTGAGAGGTGATCCATAAACAAATTTTCCGTGTCCTCTCATTTCAATTGGTACATTGGGATCTAATGAGCCGCCACCAACTAATTGGAATTTTAATGAATTTCCGTACTTACCAAACAGTCCATTAAATGATGATTGAATACTAAGGGGAGCCATTTTAAATAATTTCTTTTGACGATTATCTAAAACGAATGCGAGGGCTTGTGGGCTTAATAAGCTGTCAAAAGAAAAATCTGAATTTGGGTTGACACTGATTGGTACAGCAAGAAGTCTTTTGAGGGATGCTGGAGATCCTGTGAATTTGCTGCTAATAAATGTTCTTAAATCTTCAGGAATAAATCCTTGTAAAGTATCAATATTATCTCCTAATTTGGCAACTAATATATTATATAAGTTATTATTACTATAATTACCCATGAAAGATGGTGCTGGAACTCCACCACGTTGATTTAATATAGCAATTAAATTTCCAATTTGAGTACTATAGGCGATAGATGCGCCTTGGTAGAGTATGTGAGATAATACTTGGATATTTATTTGTTTTTTATTTTCAGTGTCAGGAACAATAGCAGCAACAGCAGGAGGACCAACAACAGCAGGAACACCAGTCCATGAATCATGATCTATTCTTGCAATTCCATGCCATATTGCTAATTCTCTGACTATTGTCCATTGTTCTACAACTTCTTGAGGATATCCTAAATTTTTGAAGGTAATCCATGCATTTGTACCGGCAATAGTAGCAGGAGCAGCACCAGCAGCATCCCGGTCCTGAGTACCTGCTACCGCACTTGCATAAACATTTGCGGCGTATACATCAGCTGGAGCTTGTCCTAATGCTGCTCTTAATTGAGCTGCTTCCGCTACTGTTGGTGGTTGTGCTACTCCTGCAGCAGCAGCAGCAATAGCACCAACTCCTGCTTGTGCTGGTGGATTTTCAGGTAATAATGTATTTAATTTATTGTAGGCAATCATAACTCTGGCTTTGTTATATTCGGCTATATTAGCAGGAGCTGGTGCGGGTGCTCCTGCTGCTGCTCCTCCTGCTGCTCCTGGTCCTGCTGGCATTGGTACCGCATCGAGTACAAAAGTTGCCCATCCGTCAATAAATGTGAGTGTTGTTGGGTCTATTGTTGTTTGCGCTCCTACTGCTGCTGCTGCTGCTCCTGCTGCTCCTGCTGCTATTCTTCTAGCAGCACTTCCAAGTGCTGGAGGACCAACTGCTGGTGTTCTGCCGGCTGCGCCGGCTGCGGGGCTATATCCTAATGCAGATAATGTATTTGCTAATCCAGGAAAGTCATATCCTACATATGCTCCTGCTGGTCCTCCTCTTGGGGCCTCCTGAGTTCTATCTATGAGTGATCTGTACCATAATTGAGCAAGTGAATTATCACTTAAGTTTAATTTAGATGTTCCGACGACTGGTCCTATTCCTGCCATTATATATTATATATTATATACTTATAAAAATATTTTCCTTTAATTAAAACTAAATCTTTTTAATAAATTTTTATTAATTTTTGTTAAACTATATATAATTTCATAGAGTATTCCAATGATAATACTCACAACAATATTATCACTCCAATTGCATACTCCAAATAATACTAATTTTTCAAAGTTGTCTCCTGCTCTTAAAAGTGAATCTAAGATCAAAATCATTTGTTGTTCCGGTCTTTGTGCTAATAATTTATCATCTCTTAAACTATATTCTTTAAAAAAAGTTTTATTTCGTTCCACTACAATCTCGTGTATTGATTGAATTATAAATTTCCCTTTTCTAAAATTATTCTCATCATAATTATTCAATAAATCTATATATTTTTCTGCCTCCATTTTATCCTTCAAATCTTCATTTATTTTTTCAATCCATACATCAATATGCACTTTATTTAGAGCATAATGGATAAATAATCCACAAATAATAGTACATATTATCTGATTTGTATCATTTGTGTATTTTTTAATAAAAGTTTCAATTTCTTTAATTAACTTTTTTTTATCATTAATCTTTAAAGCGAATGGGACAGCTAAAAATATTAAAGAATAATATTCTTTTTTATCACCTTTATTTGATAATATTTTAAGTGTATTTTCAGAAATATCACCAACCACGCATTTATTTCCAACAACCATTGTAATATTTTCTCTTTTATTAAATTCATCATATAATTTTTGATTTAATTCTAATAAACAATTCATGCCTAATTTTGTTTTAAAATGAGTTATTCCACCACATTCAGATATTAATAAATTATAAATATAAATACTTGATGTTACAATAAGATTATAATTTTGTTGTTTTTTCCAATTATCAAAACCAAATTTTGTTGATTTTAATTCTGCTTCCATTGCGATTGCATTAAGAAGATATATTATTTTATAGTTACTGAGTTCCATTTATAATATAAATATATAATAATATTATAATATATGGAAATAATTCAAAATTATATAAAAGAGGATTTATATGAAATTCTCGGAGTTAAAAATGATACAACAATATCAGAAATTAAGAGTAGATACAAGAAGTTATCAATTAAATTTCACCCAGATAAGTATATTACAAGAACTGAATTATCAAGTGAAGAAAAGAAAACATTACAAGCACATTTTAATTTAGTCAATATTGCCTATAAAATTTTATCATCTGAAGATACACGTAAACAATATGATAGATCACGTAAAGAATATTTAGATGCTGGTCAAATATCTGATTTAAAGAAGCAATTTAATAATTTTGAAAATTTTACATATGGAGATGAAGGAACTGCCAAGAAAACATTTGCTGAAGAAAATGATAAGATAAATGTTGATAATGAGAAAGTTGCGGAAGACATTCGTATTAATACAATGAAAAATTTAAATAAAAAGTTTGAAGTAGCAGCAAATCCAGATTTAGATTTATTCCGCAACAACAGTAAAGCAAAGGAAGAATATATGAGTAAATTCAATGATTTATTTGATACATTTAGACCAAAAGGAAATCAAAATACAGAAATAATGGCATATAATGGAGATGATAATGTATCAACATTTGATTCAGCATTTCAAATATTAGATGTATCTCATAAAGATTTTAAGGATAATAGTATGACATTGGATGAAAGAATGAATTTATACAAGAAAGATTTTGAGGAATCTGTGAAGAATCCTAAAAAAAAGAAATAAACAAGAAATAAATCAAACAAAAGTTTCCTTACAACAATTATATCCACATTCAATTAATTCAATACGTAATTCTTCTGTAAGTTGGTAATTATATGAACTAACTTTCGGTGTAACAATCAATATTTTAGTTAAATTTTTATATTTATCTACTTTATTTTTAATAACGTCATTAACAACAACCCTATATAAATGAGTTAAATAATTTATGATGGTCATATCATCAATTTCATATTTATCTAATGATGTTTGTAAAACAATTCCAATTGTTTCACCAAGTTCATTATCAGGTATTAATTGAATTGGAAAATTATCTTTCATAACTCCATCAACATAATAAGAATCATTATATGAAACTGGATTAAAAAATATTGGGATGCAACTTGTCATACGTAATAATAAATACACGGGGATATCAGGATAGTTTTCATGACTAATATATTCCATTTTATCATATGTTAAATTTGTAGTTCCAATTATAAATGTTTTATTTGTTTTATCAAATAATTCTTTCATAGTAATATTTTCATTAAAATGTTTATTTACTATGAATTTTTTAATCAATTTAGTAAAATTCTCTCCATCAGTTAATCCCCTAAATTTTTCATTTAATATTTGTTCTAATTTTAAATCAAAAATTTTCTCAAAATTAAACTTTAATAGAAAATTTTCAATTTCACTAAATTTATATCCCAATATAATAAGTAAACTTGTAAATGCTCCCATTGATACGCCAATAAATTTATTAAAATTTTTTGTCATATCATGTTTTTCAAGATATTTAATAATACCAAAAAATTGAAATCCATTAAAACCACCACCACTGATAACTAAATTTTTATAATTGTTCATTATTAATCATAGATAAAATAATTATTACAAGTAAACCAAAAAGAACGATTGAAATTATGTTATTTGAATTTTTATTTTTTAACATAGATGTGTATTTAGATAGATCAATGAAATTTTCAGTCATATTGAAATTGAGACTATCTAAATTTAAACTATCTAAATTTAAACTATTAACACTTAAGTTACTTGGGTTGTTTAAAGTAAACTTTTCTAAAATAGCAGTTCTACATTTCTTACAGCCTTGGAAATGACTAAATAATCTATCACATTGATTTCCATCATCCATTTTTTTTAATTTTTTTAAATCTCTTAATTCAGTTTCAAAATGACTATCACTTGGAACAGACTTTGCACTTGAGGCAGTTAATTCATTTGTAGCATCTTTAACATTCGTTGCAGGTTTATAAGCCTTTTTATATTTATCTAAATCATTTGATAGTTTCCATGCGTCTTCAATATTTGAATACATATAATCTTATATAATCTTATTATATAAAAATTTTAAAATTTAAATATTTAATTTTTTAATATAGATTGATTCGGATTTTTCTAAATCACCTAATTCTATAAATCTCTGATTTAGAGAATTACGTTTATAATATATATTTAGTTTCTAAAATACAATTATAATGTCTAATATTAAACCTAAAAAAGTTTTAACTACTGATACTGATTTATATTTAAATTTATTAGCAGATGAAACAAAAATCAAAGAGATTCCAGTTCAAAAATTATCAGTTGTTAATGAAAATACAAGTGATGATGATGAACATGTTGTAGATGCACTTAATTTAGAAGGAAATTCAACATTTAATAATTTAAAGTTTCAACAAACTGATAAAAAATCTGATGATTCTCATACAAGTGATAGTCGTTCTGATAGTTCAAGAAGTGATAGAAAAGAAGAAAAGAGTGATATTAAAAATAATCAATATGAGATTCCATTTGAGCAATTACCACCTCAACAACAAAGATTAAAAAGATTAGAAAAGTTTATGCAACTGAAATATATCAAAGAAAAATTCAATGTTTCGCTATCGAAAGAATACACTATAAATAGTGATTATAATGAAATGTGTGCTGAAGTAGAGTTTCATACAAATTATCACAAGAGAAGAAATGGTATTGAATTTTGGAAATCAACATTTGTATATAGTTCTAAAGGAGTAGAATATTTGAATAAAATGTTTGATCCATTTGGATTTGATTTAAATGGATGGAGTGATCATTTTGCGGCAATTGATGCCAATTCAAACGATGATATATTTGGTGAATTATATGATAAATACAAGTCTAAATTAGATGGATATTCTGTTGAATTTAGAGCAATGTTAATGTTTGCTGGATCTGCAGGTGCATTCGTAACAGCGAATAGTGTAGCAAATGTTCCAGGAATGGCAAAAATTAAAGAGACAAATCCAGAACTCTATGATAAAATAAAGGCGAATGTAGCGAACATTGCGAAGGCGAAGATTAATGAAATCGCACCAAGTAATCAACAAAAAGATGTAATAGAACAAAATGCAATGTATCAAAAGATGTTATTTGAGAAACAACAAGTTGAACAACAACTAGCAAATCAAAGAAAAGAGATGGAAAGAATGGTTGATAATCAACAAAGAATAATTGAACAACAACAAAATGAGAATAGTACATTAAAAAATAAGATGGGTGGATCATTTACTGGACCAAATTTTAATAAATCCACAACTGTTGGAGCAGCAAGTGGGAATTCAATTCCTACAAAAGCTCCTGTAAAATCAAATATTAATTCAATATTAAGTAAGCTTAAATTAAATTTACCCAAAAATGATGAAACAAGTTCAGTTACAGAAGAAAAAAGTAGTGATAAAAGAATATTAATGAGTGCAACGGTTGATTCAGAAAAGATGCCCGCTACTAAAATAAATATAAAAACAAAGATTGCTCCAAGAAGTAAGAGAGCTATTAAATGAATATAAAAAATAATTTTATTTTTTATATTACACATTCATCTGAAATAATTAACTCTTGTAAAATAATTCATTAAACTAGATGGTTCTACTATTGGTTTTGCAGGTGGAGGCTTCAATGTTCTACTAACATTTTGTCTAATAGCATCAGACGTATCCACTTGTGTAGATGAATCTGTTGTAGAAATAGGTGTTAAATTAGATGATGATGAATCAGATAATGATGAATCAGATGTAGATGATGGATTTATTGTTGTATTAAGTTCTGCAAGTTTTGCTTTTGTTTCATTAATTTTATAATCTAAATTATTAATATTCACTTTTTGTGAAGGTGTTGGTTCAGGAATTGAATTTGCTATCTTTGCTTGAGCTATTTCATCTGCTGTTTTTTTAGCGTCTTCAGCTTCTTTCTTGGCGATAGCAGCTTCCTTCTTTGCTTGTTCTGCTTCTTCCTTGGCGGCAGCAGCGTCCTTCTTTGCTTGTTCTGCTTCTTCCTTCGCAGCTTTATTTGCGTCTTCAAGTTCTTTTCTTTCTTTTTCACGACGTTGTTTTTCTTCTTCACGACGTTGTTTTTCTTTTTCACGACGTTGTTTTTCTTCTTCACGACGTTGTTTTTCTTCTTCACGACGTTGTTTTTTTTCTTCATATTTTCTTCTTTTTTCTTTCTTTCTTGCTTCTTTTGCTTCCTTATCTGCTTGTCTTTTCTCTTCTTTTGCGGAATTATTACTTGATTCATTATCAGATGTTTTATCTGAAGTATCTGTTGGTTCTGTATCTGTTGGTTCTGTATCTGTTGGTTCTGATGCTTCTGAATCATCTTTATCCTTCTTCTTCTTATCCTTCTTCTTCTTATCCTTCTTCTTAGATGATTTTTTAGATGATTTCTTAGATGATTTTTTAGATGATTTTTTAGATGATTTTTTAGATGATTTTTTAGATGATTTCTTTGATCCCTTTTTTGATCCCTTCTTTAATCCTTTCTTTGATCCCTTCTTTGATCCTTTCTTTGATTCTTTCTTTGATCCTTTCTTTGATCCTTTCTTTGATCCTTTTGACTTTTTCTTAGATGATTTCTTAGATGACTTTTTTGGTGCTTTAATTTTAATACCTTTACCACCAATATATTCAAGTGTATTTCTTAATTTAATTGGGTCAGTTTCTGAAGCAGGATTTAATAATTCACCACCAACTTTTCTTCTACTTAAATTTAAAGATTTACATAATTTTGAAAAATCATTAAATATTCCTTCTAAAGTTTTTTTTTCTCCTCCACTCAAATTTGTAAATTGATTTATATTATTAATATCTTGAAATAATGAATGAATTGTAGATTCACTCATTGATTTAGATACTTTTTTTAATCTATGTAATATTGTTTCTCCGTTCGTCATTATATTATTACTTTATATATAATTATTATATAAAAAGAAATCGATATAAATATTTATGGAACCATCAAATGTGAAAACATCTGAAGTAAAGATACCAAAAAAACGTGGTAGAAAACCTACAGGTAAGATTTTTCAGCTTGAGAAAGGTACTGTCAAAAATGTTGAAACAGATAATGAATGTATTATTGCGTTTTTACCTTTAAACATGATTGATACAAAAGATATTGATGAAAAATCAGATTTTATTAAGAAAACTATAAAATCGAATATATCGAATGTATCTATTTTAAATGATTTAAAGACAATTATATCTCATACATCGGAATGTTCTACAGATCTAGGAACAGAAAAACAACAATTAAAAACACGAGTAGATGATGATAATGTTATGAAATTAAAAAATAAAATAAATGAACTAGAAAAGTTATTATATGATAATATTAAATTTGATAGATTAAATGAGATTTGTATTGATATGACAAAGGGTAATTTAGAAGATATTCATTGTTGGTGGTGTTGTCATGATTTTGATAATCAACCAATTGGAATTCCTGATAATTATCGTGATGAAATATTTCAAACATATGGATATTTTTGTTCATTTAATTGTGCAAAATCTTATAATTTAGATCAAATTGATAATAAAACAGAAGAAAAGAATTGTTTATTGATGATGTTAAAGAAGAAATTAATACATGAGGATTCATTTATCAAACCTGCAAATCCAAGACAATCATTAAAAATATTTGGTGGACATCAAACAATTACTGAATTTAGAAAAGATTTTCGAATGATTGATAAAACAACGTTGTTAATTTTTCCTCCAGTGAAACCACTTAAATTATATGTTGAAGAAGAGTATAAACATAAGATTGTTAGATTTCAAAATGATTATAAAGTCAAGAGACAAAAGCCATTAGTTAGAACAGCAAATAATTTGTCAAACATGATGAAAACTAAGTAATTTATAAATAAATTAAAAGAATTTCAGGTTCGCGCAACAGAAGCCACAGTTAGTAGGTGGCTGCGATCCCCAGATAACTGGAAACTCACAGATGCGACAGGTTGTAAATGCTACTTCCTTTACTGGCATTTCAAGTGCAATTCCTGAAACTACAGTATGCATTTCATTTAACTGTCTTATCCGTTCACAAATCTTCTCAGTCAATTTGTCCTCCTCCTGTTTGAGTTTTTCCTCGCGCGCCTGTTGAACGGCTCGGAATTGTTCCTGCATTTGGCGAAGCGTGAACTCTCGCGGAGCTGACTTAGATGGCTTGTACTTAGTTGCCATTTTAGCAGTATTAACTTAATATCATATAACGTTATATGATATTAAATTTCAATTTTTTTATTGATTTCATTTATGCGGAGGGCTCAATTTTAATTAGGTAAATAATCCGTACAAACCCCAATACCTGGTATTCTTTCAAAATCATTCCCACTAACGACTTTAATACATCCAGTTGTTTTGATATCTATTCCAATATTAGTCCAAATTAATCCCTTAGAAGTTAAAGCAAATATGTCTTTATCATGACTGAAATAGTGAAATTGTTCAGATTGTTCATGATCGCGTAAATATAAATATGCTTCCAAATTTTTACAATGAATCCATACATTATTACTTAATAATATGTCATCATTTATTTTATATGTCGGCGCATCATGACCTAAATATAATTCGTCATTAATTTTCCATAAATCAATTTCAACGTCCCATCCTTCTTTTAATCTTTCTAAAAGAACTTTAGGATCATTTTCTGTTTCTGGTGATAATCCATTGTTATTACCACGATGTAAAATCCATGGTGCCGGTGTAGCATCCCATGATTCAACAATTTTTAATGTTTCTTCTTTCATATTCCATGTTGAAAATCCAGAGTACCACCTTGTTGGTTGTAATATTCCTATGTATGTGTTTTTGAATAAATTTAATATACTACATACTTGTTTATATTCATCTTCACTAATAGGATGTGTCCATCTAAGAAGAGTCATATGATGAATATCTTGAGCATGTGGTTCAATACATTGAGCTACCTTGCGAATATCATCTTTAATACTGTTGTAATTTGTTGGAGGATACCCACATAATGCTATACCATTTTTAACAGGAGCAACTCCCTTTATGTTTAAATAATATGGTGGTAATTTTTTAAAACTATTTTTTGCTGTTTTTGTCCATAAATGAATATTATTTATGATAGAATTAGGATCAACCACATTAAATTTTATAAATTGGAAAAATGTATTGTGGAGAACAGCATTTCCATTTTCATTATCATCATACCATAAAAATTTATCTTTCCATGGTTCTAAGGCTTTCTTTAATTCCTTTAATTTTTCATTTAAATGAAATGATCCTTTACACCACATCGCAGCACATTGAGATCTATCTTCTTTAACATTACTTTGGTATTCAGGTAATTTAGATCCCCATTTGCACCATAAACTTTTATATTTATCTGCAAGATTATTATTTTTAAAATTATCAAGGAAATACATATAATCTGTTGGAATACCAATTCCCCAGAATTTATTACAATTTATTATTCTAAATTTCTTATTGTGACGAATTGCATAATTATAAACTGGACATACATAAAACTCATTATTTATTCTATCATTATATAAGATCATTTCTTCAGCATACTTGACATAATCAGCACCTCTTTTCCAAGCATATAATCCTGTTGTCGCATTAGGACCAATATATTTTTTTTCTGCTACACTTTCAATTAAACCATCCTTTCCAAGAGCAGCATATGACCATTTTAGATCATCTGGACATGGATGATAGAATGTTGAAATTCCTCCATCATACTCTGGATGGAAAGATGCTGAATAGAATTCATCAGAGTTCCATTCAAGATATTGATCACTGTTTCCAATCATTAATGGAATATCATCATTTATGATATTTTTTAATGTTAATACAGTACATGCGGCACCTTCTGTTAATGTGGGAACATAATGGACATATAAATTTGGTTTTGTTTTAAAGAATGGTAATTGTTCTTTTCTTACAATTAAATGTACTTCAGTATTTACTCTTAGTTGGGGATTCTTAGGCATTAAATTTTCAACAACTTCTTCCCACATTTGATTACCATTTAACATTGGTAAGAAAGGTTTTTGTATGATATACCCATCTTTTTGAAATCTTGAACCCAACCCAGCCATTGGAATAACAATTCTTAATTTTGGAGCAGTTGGTCGTTTATTATTTTTTGTACAATATTCTAAAAAAGATGGTGTTAAATCTAAACTGTCTATGATTTTAATAACATTTGCGCCTGAACCACTCGCTGCTGCTAATCCAGGAAGACTATCTTCAAAAATCATTACATTTTCTAATTTAACATTTAATTTTTTTATTAATTGTATATATCCATTTGGAGATGGTTTAGGATCTGAAACATCTTCATTACTCCATGCAATCGTTACTAAATCTTTAATTTGTAACTTTTGTAAAACAATATCTAATGTTGCGCGAATTGAATTAGTCAAAACAGCAATTGTAAAATAATTATTTTTTGCCCATAAAAGAGCATTTCTTGTTCTATCAGATACTTCTATTTTTTCTAATTCATTAACAGTCATTGATTGTTTTAAATTAAAGATTTCATTTTCATTAATAGTTTTTTCAGGATACATTTCTTTTAATTTCTTAAGTTTTGATCGAGTACTTAATGCTTCTAAATGAGTTTCGTGAAATTCAGAAGTTATTTCTAAATCTGATAATTGATTAAATGATTTTATAAAAATATCTCTATGTAAATTACATAAATCAATGAGTACACCATCTAAATCAAATATTAATGTTGTTATATTCGACATAATTATAAGAATTATAATTATATAGTATTTTTAACAAATTACTTTTTTATATAATAATTTTTTTTACTTTTGTTAAATAATGATATGCTTGTAAATAACAGTCACATAAATCATCCTTCTTCTTGTGTGTTGCTAAATATGTTTTGTATTTTTCATCAATCAATGAAATACACTTTTTAACCGCAAAATCTTTTCCTTGTTTATATGTCATCTTGACAACTGCTTTCTTCTCCCCCTCTTTCTTCTCCTCTTTTTTCTCCTCAACCACACCCCCCTTCTCTTTTTCCATTTCTTTGACTGCTTCTAACTTTAATTTTTGACTTGGAGCAATTAAATGAATGTCATCTAAATTAAATTTTTTCTTATCAAATACTCCTCTTACTAAATAATACGCAAATAATGTATCAGCAATTGCTTTCATCTTAGGATTTTTAAATGAAGGCTGATTTTCAATTAAAACTGTATCAACATCTAATAATTCAGGCATTTTATCCATTGCCATAACAAGATTGTACTTGAATTGAGCAGTACTAATTTTATCACATGACACATTTGTTTCTTTTATTTTATAATTTTTTGTTTCAAATGATTTACGATGGACATTACAATAAAAATCTGATCCAATCTTACATTTAGCATTCTTAGTACAATTTGAACATTTGTCTGTTTTAGCAACTGTTTCCACCAATGGTTCCTTCAATTGATCTACCTTATTTTTATGTTCTTTGCATAATTTATATTTATAAAATAACATATCAGCATTTTTATCACAGAAAGAACACTTGTTGTCAACATTTAATAAATCAATAATGTCCCATTGGATAATTTTCATTGTCTCATCACAAATCAGATATGCTAAATTTTTTATTCCCACATCAAAGGAAATTATTTTCATATATCTTATATTATAATATATTTTTATATCATAGATGTTTTCGACAAACTGGAATGTATTTGTCTTCTCCTCCAATTAAAACTTGATCATCATTTTTTATAGTTCGCTTACTAAAGATTCCTGCCGTTCCATTCTTGCAAACAAAACAATATGCTTTTAATAATTCAATGTCATCACATAATGGTAACAAACGATGAATTTCACCAAAGTTTTTTTGATTACAATCACCATTTAGTCCAACGACAAAAATTGTTTTACCATCATCTAATGCATTGATTATAAACTCATAGAGATCTACAAAAAATTGAGCCTCTTCTATTATAATAACTTGAGAATGTAGATACACCGCCTTTTGGATACTATCATCAAAGATAGTCATTAATTTATCCATTTTGAAACATGGTTCTGAATCTTTATTGTGGGAAATGATAACGTCATCATCTGAGTATCTTACATCAGCAGAATGCTTAATTGGCATTGTATGATAGTCTATAATTTTGTATTTTCTAATGAGTTCTAGCAACTGGGTAGACTTTCCTGAAAACATTGGTCCTAAAATTAGTTTTAGATAGCCCATAATATAAATATATTATGATTATTCTTTTAAACTTCGGAATTCAATTTTTTAAATTTCATTCATCAATTGAATGCCGTCTACGTCTACTTCTTGCAATTATATTTTCTTCAAATCTTTCAATTTCATTATTACCTGGATGGTAGGCATCGGTTCTAATTGGTTTTAAACAGCATTCTACAATTAAAAATACTGTGCCGGATATACCGATTATTAGTCCGAATGATGTAATCATTTCATAAAACATTATATCTTATACTATAAATATAAAATAAATATATTTTCAATTTTTTATAAAATAAAAAATTTGTGTGAGTTTACGAGATTACAATTTTTTATAAATAAACTATACTCCTCTATACAAATACCTTTAATATGCTTGTGACAGGTGTTCTACATATCGGACACATATTATTAATATGAGTAGAACATTTTTCACATACGCAAAGATGATTACAAGGTGAGAGAAGAATATTCTTTTTTTCTTCCATACAGACGGAACACAGATTTTCATCTGCACGTTTGTTGACTTTCTCTAATAATATTTTCTGACTTAATTCACCTATTTTTACAACATTTCTGATATGTTCTTCAATTTCACTTTCAGACATTGATGAAAATGCTAGGCGTAAGTCATCTAGTTTCGTTGAAAATTTTTTAGCCATTTTGTCTAGTTCTTTGATATATTTATGACGTTCAAGTTCAGGTTGATCATCATAAATATGACATTTTACGATTGAGCAACTATCGCATCCACATATACGCTCTTGATCACGAAATATACTTGTACAACCACATACAATGCATTCATGAGTAGAATTACCTGAATTCGCATAAAACTTATCTTTCTTTTCATGCCACGCACTTGCACAATATAATGCCTCTTTCTTTTGATATCCACTACTCAAAAATACTCTAGGTGTCCATGGATTAGTAATAGGTGAAAGTTCTGAGTCGGGGTATCTGTCGGGGCGTGGTAGGCGAGAGGGTAGGAAGTTCATCTTCTACTAGAGTGTATAGACTCAGAGAAGGTGAAAGTTAGATAAGTAACCTTACATGTTATTTATATTAATATATTTTCAATTTTTTTGTAAAATAAAATAATGTATATGATTTAAAAAATAAAAGATTTTATTTTTTAAATTTCAGGCCTCATCTTGGTCTAGATGAAGTTAGTGTTACCTGCGCGGCCAGAGCTCTCGTGCATCATGCCGGCGCGCAGGCGCAGCACGAGGTGCAGCTTGCTGTCCTTCTGGATGTTGTAGTCCGAAAGAGTGAGTCCGTCCTCGAGCTGCTTGCCCGCGAAGATCAGGCGCTGCTGGTCCGACGGATGCTTCCTCTCTTTGTCGATCTTCATCTTGAGGCTCTCGATGGTGTCCGACTTCTTCACGTTCATCTCGAGTGGGTTGTTTCCGGCAATCATGATGTTGATCTTGATGTCTGGCTCGACTGGCTCGGTGATGATCTTGGAGGACTTGTCCGACAAGGTGATCGGGACGGTCGTCTCGCCGCTCGGAAGCAACTTCACTGAGATTGTGGTCATTCTAGAATTTAATTACTTATTTGAGATACATATATAGAATTATTTTCAATTTTTATATATCAATAATAATCTTATCTTTAATACCAGAATTTTTTTTGATACTCTCTATTTCTGCTCTAAATTTATCATAGTTACAAACGAGTTCTTTTAATATTACTATAACAGTTGAATAGGATCCTCCTGAATGACCTTCATCTTTTGCCATATGTTTAAAAATACTTTTTGAAATTGGGCTAGTTACTTCATCACCATTTTTTCTTAAATCATCAAATAGTAAACCTTTCGCAATAAATTCTAGTGCTTCATCTCCGTGTTCATTTACACCATCTAACGCATGTTGAACACATTCATACATATTTGGATATAGAAAACAACATGATGAATTATTTAGAAAATATATATCGGGATTAAATGGCATTAATAATCTTATTGAATATAAAATAAATTTATTTTTATTCAATTTTTTATAATTAGTTAGAATTAGATTTATATAATGTTTATAGTATTATATGCACGAAGAAGCAAGAGATTTTACACTATTTATTAAAGAATATTTATTTAAATATTTTATAAATAAAAGAGTATTAGATGTTGGATCAGGTGATATAAATGGAAATAATAAATATTTATTTGAAAATTGTGAATACAATGGGAATGATGTTTTTTTAGCAAAAAATGTTACAATAGTATCTAGAACCAAAGATTTATTATTTAATGATAATTCGTTTGATACTATAATATCTACCGAATGCTTTGAACATGATCCCGAATATAAACAATCTTTTCTTAAAATATATAATATGTTAAAACCAGATGGTTTATTCTTTTTTACATGTGCATCAACAGGAAGACCTGAACATGGAACAAAAAGAACTTGTCCAGAAGTATCTTATGGAACAATAAATAATATTGAAGATATGGTAGATTATTATAAAAATCTTACAGAAATTGATTTAAATGATGTATTAAATTTAGACGAATTATTTTCAAGTTATGATACATATTATAATAATATTTCAGCAGATTTATATTTTGTAGGTATTAAAAAAGGAAAAATAAATATAACTTTACAACCATATATAAAGTATGGTGTCATAAATACTACAAATAATATAAGAAAAAAGATAACTAATGATTCATTAGTTGTAAATAATGAATCTTTAGATATAATATTTAATAAATATAATACAGATAAAAATAGTTATTTTCATAATTATTCTAGACAATATGAAAAATTATTATATGATTTTAGAAAAAATAAATTAAAATATTTAGAAATCGGTGTTTTTATGGGAGGAAGTATTAAAGCTATGAGAGAGTCATTTAAAAATGCTGAAATGCTTTTAGGTGTTGATATTAATAATGAATGTAAAAAATATGAAGATAAAAATATGAATATTTTTATAGAAATTGGAAATGCAACAGATAATGATTTTATACAAAAAATAACTGAAAAATATGGTACATTTGATATTATTTTAGATGATGGATCACATGTAAATCGAGATGTTATTAAATCATTTGAATTATTATTTCCTCTACTTAATGATAATGGAATATATATTATTGAAGACACAATATGTTATAAATCAAATGATCATATTGATAGTAATTATGAAAATCATTTAGAGTATTTTTTTAAATATACTAAATTCTTAAATCAATGGCGTTTTGATTCACATGAAGGTATAAAAGATGTATGTATTGATCCATTTAAAATTATAAAAAAAACAGATAATGTATTTGAATATTCTATTGATAAAATAGAATATGGATGTTCTTATATAGCAATTTATAAAAAAATACGTAAGCATTGGATAAAATAAATGAAACATTTTATTCTACAAGATCAAATATAATCTCTTCGAAATCAACAGGTTCATTTTCTTCTATAGAAATTATATCACGTGCCCATGAACCAATTAATGGACTATCTGAGTGATAATCTCCACCACCACGACCATTTCCTTCAACAGTTAAAATAGGTAAGGGATGAAGTCTATAACCATCTTTTTCAAGAACTTTTGATTTATTTACAAATTGTTTTTTAGTATGATTGACAATAAAATTATAATTATTTGTGTTTTTTATTATAGGACGAATACAATTATATTCATTACATAAATTATATAAATTTTTATCTTGATTTAATTCATTATTTGCATAATCTCCCGCCCAAACAACACGTGATTTATGATATATTCCTTCAGGACTTAATCCAAATTCAAATGTAGATACAAAATTATTTTCAATAAATGAATGTTCAGTTAATTTTAGACCATTTCCATATTCATGCGCATACATCCATACAATGATCTTTCCATTTTCATCTAGAATGATTGGATAATAATATTGACCCATTAATATATTATATTATAGAAATTTTTTTTTTTATAAATAAAAATTGATTATTAAAATTCTTTAAATTAATATAAAGATAAATTATTAATAAAATATATGACCATTTATATAACAAACGATTCTTTCGGGTTCAATCAAATACCTAAAACCGTGAATGTTTCCACAACAGGAGTAACATTCGAATTAGGGGTAATAGTAAATTTAAAATACGTCTTCAAATTGGTCAAGTTGAATGATGTATTACTAGGAATGAAATATAAAAATCAGGTAAAACAAACGGAAGAAATAAATATGAAAATATCTGAAAAGACTTTTAATAATCAGCTTACGATGAAATTAAAGATAGCTGAGGATAAATGTATAAGCGTAAAGATATTCTTGAATGGATCTATACAAATAGCTGGGGCAAAATCGATAGAACAGATAAATCTAGGTATTAATCATATAATTAAGATATTAAAGAAGAGATATTTTGTGGAAAGTTTAAACGAAGAGATTAAATTGGTGGATAGTTATAATTTTAACATACGTGATTTCAAGATTAACATGATCAATAGTAATTTTAATGTGATATATAAAATAAACATAGAAAACTTGTATCCAGTCATTACCAAGAAGGGAATTAAGGCGAGATTTGAGCCATTGTCTCACAGATGTGTAAATATTAAATTTGCAGCAACAGAAAATCCTGAGGATAAGCCGATATCAATCTTTGTGTTTGAAAGTGGTAGTATTATTATAACAGGCGCACGTAATGGAAATCATATAAAATCAGCATATGATTTTATAAATAATGTATTAGAAGAGAATAGTACAATTGTGAAAAGAAAAGACATCAGATTATATATGAACATTTAATTTATTTTCCTTGATATTTTTGGTAAGCATTATTAATTAATTCGTTATTTTGTAACATTTCAGCAACACTTTTTTCAATTCTATCACCCATCGATGGGAATTCTTTGAGTTTGTTTAGTTTATAGACCAATCTATTATCTAAATCAAATCCCATATCTTGTAAAGTATTACTTGTGTTACCTGCTGAAGGAGGATTTACTCTTGTCCAATTGTTATTGACATCTTTTTGTTTAGAATTTTGTGTTCCATGGGTCATCGAACTGATACCTTCATTCCATCCTGAGTATGTCATTGTTCTGCTGACAGTTGTGTCCTCTCTGCTACCATGAGATGTCATTGCATTTGCGTCAGAACGTGATCTGTGTTCTTCAACAAGAACATGTGATGGTCCTTTATAGTCATCATAGTTAGTTACTTGTCTTAATGTTGAGTTTGCTGGTTGAGTATTAAATTGTGGGACTTTTGCGACAGATCCAAAAGCAGGATTATCTTGAGGTGTGTCACCAGTTGTTTGTCTGAAAGTTGAATTTGCTGGTTGAGTATTAAATTGGTTTCCTTTATTAACTGTACCATATGCTACACCATCATTTACAGTTTCAGCCGTTGTTTGTCTGAATGTTGAATTAGTTGGTTGAGTATTAAATTGATTTCCTTTATTAACAGAACCATATGCTACACCGTCATTTACAGTTTCAGCAGTTGTTTGTCTGAAAGTTGAATTTGTTGGTTGGGTATTAAATTGATTTCCTTTATTAACAGAACCATATACAACACCGTCATTTGCTGGTTCAGCAGTTGTTTGACGTATTGTTGAATTTGTTGGTTGAGTATTAAATTGACTACTTTTATTAACTGAACCATATACAACACCATCATTGAATGTTTCAGCAGTTGTTTGACGTAATGTTGTTTTGGATGGTTGAGTATTAAATTGGTTTCCTCTTTGAACTTCTCCATAAGCCATACCGTCATTTGCTGGTTCAGCAGTTGTTTGACGTAATGTTGTTTTAGTTGGTTGTGTATTGAAAACTCCAACTTTTTGTGTTTCTCTGTTGGATGGAACACCATCATACCAGTTATCAGCAGTTTCAGTTCTTTGGTTATCAAGTAAATAGAATGATGGTAAGTTACTATTGTTGATTGATTGTTGTTGAGCGGGTAATGGTTCGTAACCATTGAATTGTAATTTGTGTGGTTCTCTTTTAATACCATCGGGGTTGAAAGGTCCAACAACAGAACCTGATACATTTTGTATTCCATTTTTAAGTTCCATTGAAAATTTACGCGCTTGTTCTTTTGCGATTTGTTCTGGGTTAACTGCTGGTTTACTAACACCACCATTGCCTGCTCCATGAATATAATTATCAACAGCAAATGCTTTTTCTGGTCTTCTCTTGGCGACATTTGGATCGACTGGTTGTTTTTGTCCTTTCATACCGGGTATGACAACACCTGGATTTGATTTTTGGATTCTATTACCAACACGTTGGAAGTCAATAGTTGGTTCTGGTGCTCTGTATGAATCATGGAAACCAATTTTACTTTCTTCATTATATCCTAATCCTAATCCTGGTTGAACTTTAACATCTTGGAATGGTTTTTCACCTTGACGTTTATTACCTGGTAAGTATCTATCGATTACCTTTTCTGTGATAGAAGGAATACCATCAACGAAATGAACGTCTTTCATAGGTTCAAAGAATGGTGGTGGTGCTTCTTTGGGATAGTAATGTTTTGATGATCCTGTGAATAATTCCATTTTAGTGGCATTATTTGAGCTATTAATATCATCAACCATTTTATTAGTAAATTTTTCTTTACCATCAAGAACAACTGATTCTGCTCCAGTGTCTCTCTTTCTGTTAAAAGGTTGCATGTTGTTATGTTTTAATTCTCCTGATTTAAAAATTCCATATGTCATATCTCCAGTTTCTTTAAAAGGAGTCCAATTTTCTGCTATTTCTAATTCATTTCCAAAAGATGATGGATCTTTATTCTTGTTAACTTTTCCAAATTCAAATTGTTCATTAAGTATATTAAATTCTCCATCTGTTTTTCCTGTTTCTAATCTTCCAGGAACAGGTAGTTGTTTTTCACGATATTCTTCACCAACAGCAGGTATTTGATTGTAGAAACTTGGTATAACATTTGATTTTTCGGGTATAAATGATAAATTTTTAATTTCCTTGACTCTTTTATTATATTTTTTATTTATTCTTTCTTGTTCATCTGTTTGGTATAGTTTACTATTAAAATGTTCTTTTTTACCTTTTTTATCGTATTCATTTAATATTTGTTGATTAAGAATTGTGCCTAAATATGCAAGACCTCCTATAGCTAATACTTCCATTATGTTATTATTACTATATAATAATAAAATATTTAAAAAATCTAAATTTATTATGCGTTTACTCTAAGTTTTTTGTTAAAATTATCTAATATTTTCTTGGTTTCATATCTTGTTTGAACACCAAAGCGATCCTTATCATTCTTAACTTTATTACCATAATATACCCATTCACGAGGATCAATAATTAAATCGATCCAACGATTGTAATCAGCATATGTATAGTCTTTAGTATCTAAATCTAATCTTGAATAGTTATCTTCCATAAATTTTCCGCATAAACGATTGTCCTTTTTGAAACTTTCATGAGCAGCTTTTAATGCAGCATTCTTAACAGCTAAAACATTTGGTCCAGTTGTTTTTGTGCTGTCCCAACCTCTGTTAGTTAATAATGATTCAACTTCTGCACGTTTGGTGAGTCCTCCAGTTGATAATTCTCCAGTGTTTTGGAGTCTGTTTGAACGGGGTCCGAGAGTTGCGTGGCATTTGGCACCATTATCAACGAATCCATTGTATACGCGATAGTTACCAGATGTAGTTTGTTGTCTAACAATTTCGGGGAAATAGCTATCGTCATATATTCTTTTAGAAAAGTGTCCTGACATTTAATATAATATATATTTAGAAATATATTATATTTAATTTAAATTTAAACTATTTTAAAAACCTTTTCCTTTAGGCATTTTCATGTTTGTAGGAACAATATCTCTATCGCATAAATATGGGGTAACTACAATATTATTTGAGCATTTAGTGTATGAGTTACTTTTCTTTCCATTATTTCCTGTAAAACCACAAGCTATATATTTTTCGGTGGCGCATTTTGTTAAAGGGATTGTTCTGAATTGTAATTCAGATTCAACATCTGTACGGGATCCTATTGTCTTCCATGTGTTTGCAACAAAAGCTCCACTGTTCTTTTTGCATGTTAAACCATTTTCAAACTTACCATTGTATAATTCATAGTGTAATGGTTCAGTACTTGTCATTGTTCTTTGTTTAAAAGCGCAATCATCATATAATGTTTTATTAAAAATTCCTGACATTTATTATATATATATATTAGATAAAATATATATAAAAATCTATATAAAAATTTAAACTAAACTAAATTTCTGCCTCCTGTATTCTTATAATTTATATTTTTCAAGATTTAAGTTCATATTAAAATAACGATTGATTCTAAAATATAAATAATTTGATACTATTATTTTATCAAATGATTATATTCATCGCGTTTTTTAATAAAAAATATTCTCTTTCATATAATATAATGAATTTTAATTTTTTGAAAAAATGTATTATAATTACTACCATAAATAACCCTACAGACGCAATTCAAAAATATCGTGTTATTAACGATTTTGATTTAATAATTGTTGCTGATAAAAAAACAAATATCGAATCATATAAAAATGTTAATTGTATATTTTTAAATTTGGAAAAACAAATTGAAGAATTTCCCGAATTTGCAAAATTACTTCCATATAATCATTATTCTAGAAAAAATATAGGTTATTTATATGCGTTTAAACATAAATATGATATTATTTATGATACAGATGATGATAATATTCCATTAAAAAATTGGACAGACGTTTTGAATAATAAATATAATATTTTTGATGTATCTAATTGTAAGTTTTTTAATGTATATAAAATGTTTTCAAGTATCAATATATGGCCAAGAGGATATCCTTTAACTAATATATTAGGAGAATCTTCTCATATTATAAATAAAAATAATATAAATTCAGATATTGCTATCATCCAAGGACTTGTAGATGGAGATCCTGATGTTGATGCTATATATAGATTAACTTCAAGGGATTATAATAAAAATATATTATTTGATAAAAATATATTTAATTATATATATAATGTCTCTTTTTATAACAACATATAATAGTTCAAATATTAAAGTTGGAATTGCAAATTATTTAAAAGTTCTTTTTAGTTGTTATAAAATAAATTCTTTAATTTATGGATTACAAAAATTTAAATTTGTAGATAAAGATTTTGAACATATATTTAGTTCTATTTTTAAAAATACTGATATGATTTATGATGATTGTGAAAATAAAATACATATTAATGATTCATTAAATGATGTATATTCAGATTTTAGTAATATAAATAATATTTTATTAAAAGATAATGATAATAAGATTTATAAATTAGATGGTTGGAGATTTTATGTTCATCCAAATGATAATGTAAATATAACTAATTTTGGAAATGAATGGTATCTTCGTGATTGTAATATATCAATTGATTTTAGATATGATAATATACCACAAAATATAAGAGAAAATTATATTAATATTATAAATAAATTTGAAATTGTTGATAAAATAAATAATAATGTTAATATGTTTATTTTACAAAATATTACAGAAGAATTTTTAGGTGTACATATTAGAACATGGTATAATAATAGTACTTTTCAAGATAATCGTTCTTCAAATGAAAGATATGATCATTATTTATCTGTTAGAGATTCTTTTATTAATAATATTAATAATTCAAAATATAATACAGTGTTAATTTGTACAGATAATATACCAGAAGTACAGTATATTGTTAATAAGATTGTTAATAAAAAAGTTTTATTTTATGTTGAAAATCCTGAATGTAATTATATTCAAAATGATTTTAGTGAATTATTATTATTGTCAAAGTCATCATATTTAATCGGGTCTCTTAATTCAACTTTTACAGAATTAGCATGGTGGTATTCAAAATGCTCAATTAATGTAATAATACTATAATATTTTTATAATTTTTATAAAAATATTAATCTTTAAATATTTTATACTAAATTTCTGCTTCTAGCATTCTTGTAATTTAAATATCTTGTATCAATACCTGCTTTTGCCATTGGCCATACTTCACGGTTGACAACATAATAATCAATTGGTAATTCTTGTTCACGAACATATTCATATCCTCTAACATCAAAATTATTAACTCTTGCTTCATCTCCTAAATATGTATCATTTAATGTTTTAACATCACCTACACCACGACCATATGTTTTTAGAGGGGGCATTAAATGTTCTGAGTAATCTAAATTCATTTTTCTTGTAGCACTTTTGAAAGTAAATACTTGTCCAGCATTTTTAACTGATTTATCAAAGTCTTGTAAAACAGTTAATTTTGTATAATCTGTTTTATCACTTAATAATGCATGACCTCCATCGGTTAATTTATTGAAATTAATTGGAGAATATTTACCAGTGTCTAACGCGACGTCTGTTAATTTTTTATTTTCGTTTAATGAATATTTTAACTCTGTTTCTAATGCAATATTTAAATCTTGATTATTCTTAGTCATTGGATACATTCCAACAGTTGATACGACATTATCATTGATTTCATTTATAGTAGCCTTTCTTAAATTATCAAAATTTACAGATGGTTGCATGTATTTTAACTTTTTTCTTCTTTCGGGATATAATTCTTGCGCAGATTTATTTATATTTGAATTTTTGTTCATATATAGTATTTATATAAAAAAAAATAAAAAAATGTATATATAAATATTAAATTATATTATAAGAATGAATAATAATTTAATAGAATTAGCTAAATTAATTTTTGAGGGTGATCCAAAAGACCCTAATTCCATACAGATGCAATATGAAGATTATAATTCAATTGAAGATATATTTGAAGTATTATTACATGTATTTATTTATGGTTTTAAAATAAAAAAACTTAATCTAGAAAGTATATATACATTAATACCATATTTTCGTAGTATCTGTGTAAATTTAAAAATAGAAAAAATAGAATATTCTGAACTAGTTTTTTTAACTGATCCAAGATACAAAGAAAGATATTGTAATATATCTAGTAAATGTTTTGATAACTATGATTTAGATAAATTAGGATTTTCATTATCTAGAAATTATAATTCAGTTAATGAAATTGATGATATGAAAGCATGTTTTGTGTATGAGATAAAAAATAATTTTGTAGATTCATTTATTGCTTTCATAAGTTTTAATTTTAAATTTTAGTAAAATGTTCATCAAAATATTCTAATGCATTTAATATTGCTCCATCCATATTAAAATATTTATAATTTGCTAATCTTCCTAAAAAGTGTATTTTATTTTCTTGTAAAGTAAAAGATTTATATTTTTCATATAAATCTAAATTTTTCTTATTTGGCACTGGATAATATGGTTCACCAATATCATTTGTTATTTCTTTAACAATTACTGTATCTTTTGATTGTTGATTTAAGAAATGTTTATATTCTACAATACGTGTATAAGGAACATTTAATTCTGGATAATTTACAATACTACTTGTTTGATAATAATTCATATTTTTATGTTTTTCAATTATAAAATCAATACTTCTATATTCAAGTTTTTCTAATCCTTTATTTTCATAATATTGATCTATTGGACCAGTATAAATAACTGTTTCAAACTCAGATATTGGATGTTCTTTTATAAATTCAAAATAATTCGTATTCAATTTAACATCTATGTTATCATTTGTAAGAATTTTTTCTATGAATTTTGTATATCCTTTTTCAGGTAAGACTTGATATTTATCATCAAAATATCTAACATCAAAATTATTTCTAATGGGGATTCTTGCAAGAACAGATGGATCTAGTTCTTCTGGATATTTATTCCATTGCTTAAATGTATAATTTTTAAATATTTTTTCATATAATATTTCTCCAACTCTTGATTTTCCCATTTTCTCAGAATTATCTATATTATCATATTGAATTTGGTTCTTCTTTAACCATTTATTCATTTCTTCAGTTGAACTTATATTTTCATTACATAATTCATTAACTGTTGTTATATTAACTGGAATATTAATAAGTTTATTATCAACGTTTCCAAAAACTTTATGATCATATCTTATCCATTTACTAAATCTATTTATATATTCCCAAACTCTCTCATTGTTCGTATGAAATAAATGTGCGCCATATTTATTCATTAATATATTCGTATCTTCATCAACATAATCATATACATTTCCACCAATATGGTCTCTTTTATCAATTATTAAAACTTTTTTACCTAAATCATTTGCAAATCTTTCAGCAATTACAATTCCAGATAACCCACATCCAATAATTAAAATATCATATTTTTTCATATAAATAAATATTAATATTTTTTTATAATATTAACATATATGTCGTTAAAAGAAGACGAAATAATATGTATAATTTGTCTCGTTAATTTACAAAATAATGAAACCCCTTTTAAATATGATGGATTGTGTCAATGTACTCCATATATTCATATGGTATGTTTGAATAAATGGTTTGAAAAAAGAAATAATATATGTCCGATATGTCATGGGCCTTATAGAATATATGAAGAAGCATATGACGATGCGTATGTTGATCCAAATATATTTAATAGACGTCTACCATTTGAAAATAATCAATGTAATAAAATATTAATGGTGATTACATTTTTTTATTTAACTTGGATTATTTTAACAGGAATTCAAATTACATATAACATTTAATTAACATTTAATTAACGAACACGTAAATCATTATATGCAAGACAATTTACACCATCATATTTACAATTATTATCTGGTTGATCATATGTCATTCCAATATATTTTAAAAAATTTTCATACTTGTTCGGTATAGTTGTAACATTATTTGTTTTATAATATTGTTGTGATGTTTTTTTCTCAAAAACATCATTAATATTTCTATTTAAATTATGATAATATTTATCTAATACTTCTCTTTCTGTAGCATCACATGCTTCTAAATTATCTGCTTCAAATAATGGATTCATAAATGGATTGTCATTTGTAGGCTTTCTACATTTCTTTTTTTCCTCAAAATATTCTTTTTTATAAAATGTTTTTATAAATATTATTGCTCCAATTAATGATAAAGGAACAATTCCAAATTTTGATCCCATAATAGTAAATATTATTAATGTATATATTAAAAACATAATTGTCTTATTTAATTTTACATCAACTGAATCATCTTTAGTAAAAATAAAATTATTATAGTATTTTTTACCAAAATCTATTATATCAAATATTTCATTCATATAATAAATTATAAAATTTATTTGGATTTTTAGATTCATTTTAATCCATTCCTCCTCCTTCATCTCCTCCACCCTCACCACCCAAAGTTTGATTTTTTAAATATTCCTCTAATTCTTTTATTTGATCATCACTCAAGGGCTTCATATTCTTTTTATCTTCAACATCTTTAGATGCTTTATCTAACATTTCAGCACCTTGTTTCTCAATTATTGATGACATCATTTCTTCAAATTTACCACCTAATCCCTCTTTACCTCCCTCTCCCATTCCACTTAATACTCCTTTTAATGATTCACCTATACCTCCAGCACCTCCTAATCCTGATAACATACTTTCATCAATGTTTAAGTTTGATTTACTTAATAATTCTTTCATATCTGGTAATTTAAGATTATCAAATTTAGATGTATCTATATTCTTTGTAATCTCTTCAGGATTACTTAAAATTCCAGGAACAGCACTTAAAAATGAACCAAAATCAAATTCTCCCGATTCAAATCTCTTTGAATAGTCCTTCGCAAGTGATTGTAAATTATCCATTAATGCTTGACCTGGATCTGTTGAACCACTAATATCTCCAATATTATTTGTTAATTGGGATATCATATCAGATAACATATTATTTGCTTTTGATGTTGCTTCGGGCGTTGCTTGAGATTTTAGTTTTTCAAACATTCCATTAACATCCATCTTTTTAATATCCTCTTGTAAATTATCAACTAATTTCCCTAAACTTCCACCTTCCATTGTTTTTGTAAGATTTCCAAATAATGCTTCGTCGCGATCCTTCACATTTTCTTCAATTGATAAATATAAAAGTGTTACATTATCCCAAATCTTTTCAACAACTTCTTCTCTTTCTTCTGCTTTTAAAACAGCATATAAATTAATTTTTGGTAATATTTCACTACCCTTATTTGTCTTATAGAATAATAACTTATTTCTCTTTAATAAATATCCATTTGATTTTTCATTTGTTTTTATTTCTACATAAAAACGTTTTATTCTTTCATCTCTTTTTGATTCATCAACTGTACATTTTGTGTCATTGCAACTATTATAATATTTAACTAGATTGTTAAATATGTCAACAGTTTGTTCTGTAATAACAATGTCTTCAAGTTTTTTACTCATATATTAAGATAATATATTTATGCTTTTAAATTAACTTCTATAAACATTTTTCAAAATATTTTGATCCCAATTGACATAGAATGTCTAAGCTATCAAATAATTTATCCTTTTGTTTTTTAGATAATTGCTCAAATAATTTTTTAAATTTAAATATTTTTGTAATAGAATTTGAATCATCATATTTTTTAAAAGAATTTTCATCTAAAAAGAAATCAATATCCTTCTTCTTTATTTTATCATAAAATTCTAAAACATAAATATTAAATTGATCTATGATTAATGATTGATTTGCTTTTATTACATCATTGTATACATTTGAAAAGTATAAAATATCTTCATCTTTCACCATTGTGTTTAAATTTGTTATTAATGCATATAAATATTGATTAAAAATCATTGCCACATCCATTTTATCTAAACTATCAAGTTCTGAAATGTCTAAATCTTCCATATAAAATAAATTATAAATATTTTTTTATATATAACTTATATAACTATTTATGTATAAACAAAAATATATGAAATATAAATCTAAATATTTATTTGGTGGTAATTCTAATAAGGTTGCTCCAATTACATCCAATACAGATATGTCTTATCCTGTTACACCACCATACAATACTGGAAAATTAAAAGTTGATTCTGTTCATACTCTACATTATGAACAAAATGGAAATCCAAATGGAAAACCAATAGTATTATTACATGGAGGTCCTGGAGGTGGTATAAGCAAGAACTATAGTTCATTATTTGATAAGTCTATATATCGTGTAATTGCATTTGATCAAAGAGGTTGTGGTAATTCAACACCATATGCTGCGCTTGAAAATAATACGACAAATCATTTAATAGATGATATTGAAAAAATAAGAGAACATTTAGGAATTGAAAAATGGTATGTATGTGGGGGATCATGGGGATCAACTCTTGCATTATTATATGCAATTAAATATCCTTTTAGAGTATTAGGAATGAATATTAGTGGTGTTTGTTTATTCAGAAAACGTGATGTTGATTGGTTATATAGACGTGGTGGAGTTTCAAATATTCATCCAGAAGAGTTTGATGATTTTGAATCTATTTTATCAGAAAATGAAAAAAAAGATACAGTAAAGAGTTATTTTGCTAGATTAACATCTACAGATAAAAAAACACAAATGGAAGCATGTTATCATTGGGCAAAATTAGAATTAAGAATTATGTCACCGTTTGAACCTACACAATATGATGCTGAATTAAAACCTTATAATTTAGAAAATATATTACCTTGTGCAATATTTGAATGTTATTATTCGTCAATGCTAGCATTTTTACCCACTGATAATTATATTTTAGAGAATATCCAAAAAATTGCCAATATACCTCTAATTATAACACAAACTAGATTTGATATGGTATGTCCTGTAGATTCTGCATATCAAATTAAAAAAATATTACCAAAAACTGATTTAAGAATATTACCAATTGGAGGACATTCTTCACGGGATATTGTAACAAAAAATTTTGAAATTATAGCATTGAATGATTTACATAGTTTATCTACCTCTCCCTCTACTTCTTAATAATAATTGCATTTGTCTATTTCTCTCTAATACCATATCTTTCATTTCTTGATCTGTTTCTGATTCTTTTAATTTTTGTTCATTGTTATAGTCTGTTTTAATATCGATTTTTTTTGAATCATCAATATTATTAAAACTTGTTTGTGCTTTATCTACATTTTTTCCTTCTTCAATAAATGTATATTCATCGGTTATCTTATTAAATTCTGTATTCATTCCTTTTTGATCTAATTCATTTACAATCTGTTTCATTTGAACTATTTTTTTTGTTATATTATTTGTTTGTTGATTATAAAATTTAATATTTTCTAAATATGCTATAGCATTTTCACATTCAATTGGTTTAACAATATTTTTAACAATCAAGAATGGTATATCATATTTTTTTAAATCTTCAGGTAATTTTATTGTTTCGACATCAACAATTTTATAGTTATCATCAACCATCGATTTTAATTTATTTGATAGCTGACAATTTTGTTTAACAAAAAGTAAATTTTTTCTTTCCATAATAAAATTTATATATTTAAATATTATAATGAACGTCATTGAAAAATATTTAGAAGTTTATAAACAATGTATAATATTATTGAGTGGTTTCGAAAAATTACATCTTAGTGAATATGCTAAGAAACTCGCGAAAGAATTTAATTTCACTTTAATAGAATTTAAATACCCAGAATATGATGACTTAAATCAAGAAATTGAAAAACTTTTAAAAGAAAAAACTCCAAAAGGAATTATTGTATATGGTTTAAGTTTTCCAACATCTCAATTAAAATTTAAAACATCATATCATATTGCCATTAGTGGAAATAGATCATTAATAAATGACGATGATGAATTTAAAATATATCAAGAATATTTAGATAAAAGTTTTATTAATAAGTTTAAAAATATGAAAGATTTAGAATTTCATGATGATGTATATGATGATATATTTTTATTATGTATAACAATGATTATGAAACGTGTTTATGGAGATAAATATGATGAAATGATGAAAAAATATGCCGATATTGAGTCTGATTCTGAAAAAAAAGAAAAACCAGACTCTATAAGTGATGACAAAGATACAAAAATTGTAGAAGCAGAAGAAACAAATTATAAAAAGAAAAAGGGAAAGAAGACTAAAATGTCAAAAATGAAAGGTGGTAATATTGTAACTGGAGTAAGAGTTTTGAAATATAAGTTATAACTACTCTGCTCACACTAATTTTTATTTATATTTTTATAAATAAAAATTGTTCTCTCGCTCTGCTCACACTAATTTTTTTAATTAGATTTTATAAATAAAATCTAATTAAAAAAATTGTTCTCTCGCTCTGCTCACACTAATTTTTATTTGGATTTTTATAAATAAAAATCCAAATAAAAATTGATTTTATAATTCATTTAAATAAATATCAATAATAAATATATAAAATGGATATCAAACTAAAAATAAATAAATATCAAAAGTCGACTAATAACTTTCATGATAATGAGTTAAGTCTTCAAATATCCGGAAAAGACAACAACTATGTTTTAGTTAATACATTAAGACGTTTAGTTATGTCATCTGTACCAATATATGCATTTCACGAAACTAATATAACGATTGATACGAATACATCAATATTTAACAATGATATGTTAAAAGATCGTTTTAGAAATATTCCAATTTTTAATATTGAAAATCCTGAATCAACAGTTGATTCATATGATGAATTAGAAGTTAAAAAGGAAGGACTTGTTGATAAAATAAATGGTTTAACAATGTATATCAATATAAAAAATAGCAAAGATACAGTCATGAATGTAACAACAAATGACGTTACATTTTATTACAAAGGAAAACAAATTAATTCACCATACAAAAAACCACTCCTTTTAGTTAATTTAAGAAGAGGTCAAGAATTAAAAGGAACATGTATTGCAACATTAAATATTGGAAAGAATGATGGAATTTATTACTCTGCAATGGCATATCATTATCAAGATGATACAGATCCTAAGAATTTTGAACTTGTCATAAATAGTAATCGTCAGTTAGATGAAATTGAATTATTAAAACGTGGATGTAAAATTTTAATAATGAAGAGTCATAAATTAGAGAAACTTATTATTTCAAATCTTGAAAAGGAAGAGAATGATGATGTTTTAAATAAAGGTTTATTAAAAATTCAAGATGAAAATGCTACATTTGGTAATTTGATATCATATTATTTACAAGATCAAAAGAATATTGAGTTTGCTGGATATCATATTCCCTTTTTATATCTAAATGAAATTATAATTAGATATAGAACAGATGGAAAAAATATTATAGATGTTTTAAAGAAAACATTTAATGAAATTAGAGATATTTTTAGTCATATAAATAAACAATTGGATAAACTATAAAAACTATACACTATTCGGTGTTTTAACATCATTTTTTTTATTACATTGGGGAGAAAAGAATTTTATTTCAGATGCTTTTAATCGAGGAGACATATACACTAATTTCTTTATTAGGAATATTTCAATATTTCCAAAACTAATATTCCGTTCTCTTAATTCAAATGATAATCTGTTATGAATTATATAATCTGGCGTTAATGCTCCATATTTTGATTTAACTTGTTTTAACATTTTTTTATTTCCACAAAAACAATTATTGTTACATTTAATATATTGTCTACAAATACAATCAGAATCACAATTACAAACTGGTATCCTAATTGACAGTCGTTGCGGTTTAGTATCCATTTGATTTGGATTTATACTATTATTCATTTATAATTGTATTTATTTTTTATTTCAATTTTTTATAAATTAATTTTTTATTCAGAGTCAGATCCTTCTGATCCGAGCATATCTGATTCATTTTCAGATTCCTCTTCAGATTCTAGTTCATCTTCAGAATCAGATTGAGATTCTAGAACTGCCTCCTTAATTACTTGAGCAAGTTCCTTTAATTCGGAGTCTATTTTAGTGTTTTCTTCTTTTTGGTGCTCCTCTTCGAGTGCATCAATAATATCATCATCATCAGAAGCAATAGAATTAATTTCACATGCATCTGATTCACTTTCTTCATGTTCGATTAATGATTCAATAAATTCTCTTTCGAGTTCCGCCTCCGAAGGTTGTGCCATTTGAAAGTTAGTAGATTCAACGAGAGCCATCTTATATGCTATTAATTATATTAAAAAAGCAATAAGTTTAAATATCAATTTTTTTTACCTATATAATATATGGATATCATATTACTATCTATTCTATTCCCTTTTAGACTTACTATTTTTGCCTCAATCCATTTATTATCATTATGTGTACCAAAGTGGTTTATACAACAATATAGTACAGAAATTAATTGTATACTTTTATTAATGTTAGGTTTAAAATTAAACCAAACACTAGATTATAGAAAACAACTTGTAAATCCACAAATAATAGTCTTTCAACATAGATCATATGCAGATGCATATATTATGAATTATATCAATGGTCCAACAAGTTTTGTATATCGTGATGTATTAAATTCAAACATATTTGTTAGATATTTTATAGAAAAATTTGGTGGTGTTTCTGTCTCATCATCTATGAAAGGACAATCATCTCAAATATTCGAGTTTTTGAGAGATACAAATAAAACATTGGCAATTGCACCAGAAGATATATCAGATATACCAAACCGTGTTTTAACAAATAATAAATTAGGTGTTTTTAGAACTGGCGCATTTGTTCCTCTTCTACCTGTTCAACCAATATTAATTAATTTTTACGACAATAATGCTATCTGGAGAAACTATAAAGATAATTCAGTTCCAGAAACAATGATATATTGGATTTTTAGAAGATTATTTTCATATGTTTCTTATTTTGATGTTTATTTATTAGAGGAATGTTATCCATCTATACAACATACTCCACAAATGTATAGAGAACATGTTCGAAATAATATGTTATATTATGTCGAAAATTTTATATAATATAGTTATGCATATAATTTCCTTGGGACATGCATGTCAAGTAAAGACATTTATAGATAGAAATTTTCACCCACAAAAAACATATTTTTTTGATTGGATAATATCAAATTTTAAAAGTGTATTATATATACTTGAAAATATAAATGATGAATCAATTATATCTAAAGAAAAATTTACAAATAAATGGGTTTATATGAAATGTGATAGTTGGGCAGATTCTCAGAAAATAGAAAATATAGATTTTCCAATGATATCTATTCATGATTTTCCACTGTATATGGATTATATGAATTATATGGATCAATTTGTTTTAAAGTATAAAAGACGTTTAGAACGATTCAAAAATATAATCGAAAATAATGATAAAAATGTTCATATGATACATTGTATTGATCATAGTTTTATAAGACCTTATATATTAGAAAAAAATGATATAGATTATTTTTTTAAACTTATAAATAAAATAAATCCAAATAATAAATGTTATTTACATATTGTAATTACTCCAAAATTTAATTTTTTAAACGAAACATCAATTTCAAAAATTAATGACAAAACATATATTTATTATTTAATTAATAAATATGACGATGTAGAAGGTGATTGGCATAATCTTAATTTCAATTGGGAAATAATTGCCGATAATATTAAGAAAATATCTTTATAAATTACTCACAAACTCTTTCAATATGGCATTATCGTTATATTTAGGATTCATTTTCTTAAATAATTGCGTATTAGACACTTTCATCATTTCATATTCTTTTAAACATCTTATTATATCATTACTATTGATATAATATTTTAGTAACTTCTTAACATCATCTAGTTCTAACTTCTTCTTTTTACTCAAGACAAGACCCTTCATTTTGAAAAGCATGCTGTGTAATGTATAGTTTTTGTCATCAAATAATACCTTGAAATCATCTACATTTCTTTGAGTTAATTTTTGGCCATCGAACATTGTAAAATAATAATACAAATTTAATAGACTCATTGATAAATATGTAAAAACTCCATACATCATTCCCTTCGTATCAAATACAGATGATCTATACTTGAGATTTTCAGGAAATTGTTTGAAATGTTCATCCAAATTATTTCTCTTGTATAATTCAACTAACATACATTCATATGATGAAGCATATGGTGCTGCCTTTTCAAGACCAGTATAGAAATCAGTATGATAAACATAGAATTGTCCATTGTCATTATATAAATATCCCATCATATGACTGTTTGCAATATTTTCTTTTACTTGCTCAAATGTATATACTTCCTTATTTCCATTGTATTCATCAATCATTGAATCAATAAGATTTAAATCCGCATCTCTCACAAATAATAGAAATAGTTTCTTGTATTCACTTCCAAACTTCTCAGTATAATCAACAAAAATCTTATTTTCATGATGAACTAATACAAAATAGTATGACTTATCTTTTTGTAATTTGGATTCAAATACACTTACATCTCCAACAGTTTCTAAAAACATGTCATAGTGAGACTTTTCACTTACTTTACCATTGTATGACCAGTAAGAATCTTTTGAATCAACACACTTTCTTGTAGAATAATTCCACTTGTCATTTGAAAAATATACTGAAAGAAGCGTTCCTTCATAACATTCAACAAATTGTTTATCAGTTAATTCTTCCATCTTAGAAGAATTATTATAGTCAATGATTGGATGAGTATATGCAACAATTTTATATGATTCATCAGTTAAATTTAAAACGATTGATCTTGAATTATTAAAAAGATCATCCTTTGTTGGATTCTTTACAAAGTCATTATATACTAACATAGTCTTGTCTTTTAACTTGAATGAAATTTTATTAGAGTTCTTAAGATTATAATCATAGATTACTTTCTTGATTGTATTAAAATCTCCATTATATGTCTTTACAACCTGTTCTAAATGTTTCGAAATTTGAAGTGCCATAATATATCTATATTATTACATCTTTAAATAGATTAATTAAATATCAATTTTTTCTTTGATTTTCCCTCGATTTTTTTATAATAATTATATTATAAATTACTATATGAGTTACATAAATAAAATAGATCTATTGATTTACAATAGTATAAATGAAATATACAATGATATAAAAGATGAAAAATTTAAAAAATTAGATTCATTTGGTAAAGAGCCAGAATATGAAAAAATAATTCATAAATATATAAAAAATAATAAGTCAAGAAATGAATTGAAAGATGTATTAAAAGATAAAACTCAAATACAACAAATATCTAATATAATCGATAAATATATTATAATATATTGTTTATTATTTTTTGGTATTGAATTATCTAAATTAAAGAATGTTGAAAATGTAGAAGATGTATTTATTAAAAATATAATTAAAATGGCAACAACTGTTAAAGAATTAACATCTGAAATTAATGCAAATATAATTGATTCATTTAAATTTTATAATAATTTATTATTAGTTATTGATAAAAGTATAACATCTGATACAAATGATGAATTAAAAGCAGTTGTTGAATTTAAAAATAGTATTGATGGAGAATCATTAACACAAAATTTTAGTAATTCTAATAAAGATAGAAGTCACAATGCTATTTTATTGATTATATTTAAACAAATTTATTTAAAAAATGATAAAAATGATATATTAAAAATATTTGAAAAGAACAATATCAAAAAATCTGAATTCAAATATATTACAATTGTAGATTCAAAATTTGAATTTATTGATTATTCTACAATTGAAAGTTTAGTAAATATTAAAGATGATACAGGAGGTGTTACAAAGGGATTATATAATTTATTATTAGATTATGATAATCTTGATTTATATTACATCGGATCTGATAAAAAAATAAATGAATTAATAAACAAACAAATACTCATACCAATTACAGATGAATTTTTAAGATATCACAAAGATAGTGAAAAATATGAAAAAACAGAAGTAGACGAAACACAAAATTTTAAATCTTCATCTAAAAAAGATGAAACAAAATTAAAATATATTATAACAAAAATAAATAGTTTAACTGATTATTATTCTCCTAAAACAGCTAAAGATTCTAAGGATATTGAAAAATTATTTTATCAACCTATGATGAATCGTAAAGTTGTTTTATATAATGATACTGAAGAAATATCAATTATAAATAAATTCATTAATATTGGAAAAATAAATATTGAAAATAATGAATTATTTAGTGATTTAAGAGAATATAGAGTTTATCCATATGAAAATTTTAAAAACTTCAAAAATATAGGATTTCAATTAAAAGCATCTCAATATGTTGATGCATTAAGATATTCTAATATTGAATTTTTAGATAATAAAAATATTGTTGGATCTTTAAATCGTCCCCTTGAATTTAGATCATTATGTAAAGGAATGATGGTAAATGTTGTTGGAGTTGCATTACCTGTATCATTATTTAATAATGATGAAAAAATTAGATGTTTAAGTTTAAAAAATTTAACAAATATTCGTGAATATTATCAAAATGGATTTGAAGGAACAGTTGATTTATTAAGAGATAGTATTCTTGATACATTAAATAAGGATGAATTGATATATTGGATTTTTGATATTGAAAAAGATACATTAATCTCAGACAAATACAGTAATGTAAATCAAACTAATTATGAATCATATCTTAAAACACTATTAGATAATATATACAATAAAGTTTCTATCATGACATATGAGCTCTTGACAAATATAATAAATGAAAGTAATGAAAATCTATTTTATTTAAAGAAGATTATTCAATCAATACAAGAAAAATTTTTATACTTAAATATTCGTGAAGAATATTATGCAAAGATTCAAAAATTATTATATTATATTAAATTACCTCAAGTTAAGGAAGAATATGATAAAAATGAAGATTTTATTCCTGGAGTTAATTCACCATTAATTAAAATACCAACAATTGTAAAATCTAAAGAAAAAGAAATATTAGTTGAAGTTAGTGAGGAAGAAAAAACATCACTTGAAGATGAATTATTACAAAATGCAACTTGTCAACACACAATAACATTTAATAAAATTATGATGTATAGAAATAAAGATCCGAGCGCATTTAGTCAAGCATTATATGAATTTATTAAAAAATACAGACAGGTAAATGTTGAAGGTGAATTTTTATGTAAAAGCTGTTCTCAACTATTGGATATAAAAAAATTCGTTACAGATTCATTTCAAGGTAGTACAATAACATTAAATTTATCTTTTATGCAGCCATTAGAAGAGTTATCTAAATATGAAAAATTTAATAAATCAATTAAACAAATAGATAAAATTATTGAAAGAGTCGCATATGTAATGAACATGAATACATATGTAGGAAACGTACCAGTTGTAAGAATTAAGAGGCAAGAAATAACAAAAGTTACAATTGATTTAATTGAAACAACAAGTGAACTATTGAAAACAAATGATCCTTTAGTTAGAAAGGAACGATTACAAAAAGCGGAGTCGTTATATGGTATCAATAAGCAATTCACAAATTATTTTTTATTCAAATTAGATAATGAAATTTTTGTTTATACAAGTCAAGAAACAGATAAATTCAAAAAATACAAATACAATAACATATTATCCTACATTATTTTATTAATGATATTAGATATTACAAACAACCAAATATTCTTCTTAAACTTTGATAAAAACTACAACTATGTATTGTTTAATAAATATGGATTTTCGTTATTTAATAACTTAAAAATACGTATTAATGATTCTAATGATCTTGATTATATTAAAAAATACAAGATGTTATGTTATTTAATTTATTATATTGCTGGTATGATGATTAAATTTAATATATGGTATTTTGATATCCAAACAAAAGAGGATAAAGGATTTCCAAGAATTGGATTAGATATTATAATAAACACAGTTATCCACTTACTGAATACAATTACTGAAACATATACAAACAACAAAAATAATTATCTATTCGATACTATTTCAACACGTTTCTTTATAAAATTAAATACTCAATTAAATGACAGAGATTCAAAAGAAATTTTAGATAAAATAGAATTAATGATGTCTGATAGAATTGATATAACAAATAATAAGATTAGAATACGCGCTGGAACACAACATGCAACTAATATATTAGATGGAATTATTCAATCTGTCATCGTAAAACATCCTAATTATGTATTATTAACATATTTACAATCATATCAAGAACCTCATAAATTACAAATGATGACTCCTGATGAATTAAAAGAATTTAAAAAAATGTATGAACATTTACAAAAGAAACATATATTAACAAAATTTAATGAAGATGGTTCTAAAAGAACTCTTGTATTAAAGGATGAAGAATTAAATAAATTTAATGATAAAGATTATGATAAATTGGTAGAATTATTAAGAAAAAGAAGGAATGACTCATTATATAGATTTATGAGATTAGAACAAATGAGAAATGAAAAGAGTAATAGAAAAATTACAAAGGAACTTAAATTTGTTGATAAAATGAAATTGAACTATAAGAAATATTACGATAATACATATGATACTCTCATAACAGCATTTATCAATAAATGTGAAAATATAATTGGTCCAAATATTAATATAAATAATGCAAATATATATTTAAAAGAAAATACATACATAATAGATCATAACCATCTTGGACAATCTGCTGAAATAAAAGTAATTAAAGATGGAAAATTTAAACCAGCTCATGAATTTTTTAAACAAGATGTTCTCATTCTTGAACGTGATAATATTGATATTTTTTACAATGTAATTGAAAATAACTTATTAGGTTATAAAGAAAAAAATAAAAATTATGTAGAAGTACGTGGAACAGGTAAATTTGTCAAAGTTAATTATTCTATTGAGAATAAATTAAAATACTTAGGTTTTGATGGAAAATATATTCGTGTAAAAGACTATCAAAAAGATGATATCTATTCTAAAGAAAAGAATTCAATGAAAGATATTGTTGATGAAATAATGAGAAATAGAATAAATGCTCTTAAGAGATTTATGGAATTTTCACAAAAGATATTATATCAAATTAAGAATAAATTTAAGGTTCAATTAGTTGAAAAAGGATTAACTGATTTTGAAAAAATTAAACAAAAGTATTTTATTAAAGATAAAATAGATAAATCAAAATTAGAAATAAGTGGAGATGCTGAAATAGTATTAAATTTTCAATCTAAGTTTAAATATATAAATACTACAAAAGAAAATAATAAAAAGATATTAGTTAATTGGAAATTATTAAATGATTCTATACAACATGATATTAAAAAGACTTATATAACAAAAGATAAATATATTGATGCAAGTTATTTAATGTCACTCGGAGATAATGATCATTTAATTATGTTTTATACATTATCAGAAATATCGTATTTGATTGATTTGAATGATGATAGTTACACAAAATCAAATTTAGTATTTTTATTTGCGAATATAATTGATTATTGTTATAAATTTTTTAATAAACAATTAGATCATATTGAATTTAGAAAATTTAAATATATGATTGATTCAGATGCTGAAATAATTTCATATGATCAATCAGGAACTTTACAATTTAACCAAACTGAAGAAGATATTAAGAAAGAAAAAGAATTAAATGAGGAGGATAAAGAAAGAGAGGATGCACTTGATTTAGATCAAGATGAAAAAGATGAAGAATTAGATGATCCCGATACGGATGATGAGTTTACTAAAATGGAAGTTAGAGGAGATCAATAAATTAAATATAATTAAATTTATTATAATAATATATATTATAATGAATTTGTATTTACAATTATTTATCATTGTTGTGATAACATATTATTTATTTTACTACAGAGAAAAAAAAACAGTTGAAAATTATGTATTTAATATACCAGATTACACTCAAAAAAAATTAAATGGATATGACTTAAATGATTTAAGTTTAGAAAGACCAAAACATTATAATACCCTTGATTTTGGATATACAATGGATAGTAAAAGAATAAAATATTTAAAAGGTATTAATGATTCATTGAATAAAATAAGATTATTAGTTAATAAAGATAGAGAAACAACATATAATATTCAAAATAGAAATCCAACTCCTATAGAAGGAGATCCAAAACCATTCATGTTTGTCGCCAAATATCTAACAGATAAAATGAATCAATTAAGTGCAAATTTATATGATGTTAAATTTACAGATTTTAATGAAATAATTGGTGAAGAAATTGATGAGCAATATAAAGTTTATTTAACAATGAATTTTAGTGTAAAACTTCGTAAGGAAAGCTATTCTGATAAAAACTCAGTATATAATTTTGCAGTAAAATCAGAAGCAGTTATTAATAAAGCAAACCAATTATATGGTAAAGTAGGTACAGTTTTCTTTAGAACATTATTTATAGATGAGAGATTAGTAGATGAATTTTTACCATCCAATTTATATTTTAAATAAAAGTAATTTAAATTTCTAAATTTTTTATATACTATAAAAATATAGTTCATGGCCTTTGTAATAAATGATAAAATGAAATCAACTCTAATAATATATGCAATAATAATAGCGATAATTTTAATTCAAAAACCTAAAATATTATTTAATGATAATATGGAATTAAAAATTTTAGTTTTATCTAAAGATAAAAGTATGTCAATACCTTTATTATATGTAGTTGTCTTATTAGGAGCTGCTTTCGCCTATTATATTCCAAGATATCAATAAACGAATCATTTAACTATTCTCATTTTTTCAAAGAATGGATCAATTTTAATAATTTCATCAGGTGTAGTATATTCTTTATCCATTAATATTCTACCTCTTTCACTGACAAATTCACCTTCCGAATATTTTTCAGGAACAACTCTTCTAACAAAATCTTTTACTTTTTGTGGTATTTCTGGTGCTGTCCAAAAATGATCAAAAAATCCTTTCTTTGTTAATGTATTGAAAAAATAATGAACATCATAATAACGATTCATTTGTGATTTAATATTTATTTTTGTTGTCCAATCAGCATCAACCTTTGCATTATCAACTATTCCAGGAATACATGCAAAATCAAAATCCCAGAGTTTTATTTGAATACCTATATTTGGAACCATATATTCCATTCCATTAACTTTATATCTATATTTTGTTTCATTTGATTTATTATCTGATATATGTAATAATATGTTATTTGCTTTCATATCATTATGTCTAAATGACGGATACTTTTTATGTATAACCGCTAAACTACTTAATATTTGAAAAAAAATTACTCGCCATTCCTTTAATGATATTGTTTTATAATTTGCTCTAATGTAATCTAATAAATCACCACCATTTGCCCATTCTGAAATTAATACAGAAATTTTATCATAATAGTCTCCATGTTTATATTTTTTCATGAATTCTTCAAACTTTTTATTTCCCTTCGCATTATCCTTTATTAAATTAATAAATGGTTTGATTTCTGTATTAAATGTCGCAATTGGTAATACGATATGTGGTGTCTGTTGATTACATACAAAATAACTTAAAGTTCTAAGCATCATTAATTCAGCATTTTCAGGACGCTCCATATCATTCATATCTCCATAATTTTCTCTTCTGGGATAAGCAACGATTTTTACAGCATAGTGTAACATTCTGTTTGGATCATTTGGGTCTAAAAAAGATGTTCCTTTGAAAGTATGACCAGTAGTTCCTGATTTAATATATTCTAATTTACCACCAATTTCATTAATAATTTTATTAAAATCTAAAACTTTTTTATAAATAACTTTTCGAATATCATATTCATCTCTTGACTGTTCGATATATTCTGTATTACAATGATCAAAATCTATCATGACAATTGGTTCTAATTGTTTACCCTTTAAAAGATTTCTAATAAAGGATATACGACTTGAAATATGATCATTATTTACACTTTTTATTATCTGATTCGTATTGTCGGACATTCACTATATATCTAAATTATTTTAATAATTTTAAATAATTAACATATTATTTAAAATTTACACAACTCTAATTTTCTTTTTAAAGTATTCTATATCATTTATATCAAATAATTCTATTTTTTTAATTTTACCATCATCCGCAATCTCTACAAATGACCAACAGCATTTCCACGTCATCGAATATTTTTTAATCATCATTTGAAGTGCTTTTTCGACTCTAGATAAACTTACTTTGTATTGAGTTTGTAGTTTCTTAACATATTCTTTATATTGGTTTGAATTTAATAAATTAAAAATAATTATTTTATTTCTTTTTTTCAATAATTGTTTCATTTTTTGAATAGTTTCATTATTTACAGTATAATTATAGAATAAGTCATCAATATCTTTTTCAAGAATAAGTGATTTGCTATTAAGCTCATTAATCTTGGTATATAATTTATTTAATTCTGAAAACTTTTCTTCATCATCTTTTAAATTTTTTAATATTTTATCAACATCATGTAAATATTTTTTATATTGAGAAGTCAAATGTTTGAACTTTTCGGTCTTCTTTTTTTCCATATATTAGTTTATATTTTTTTTATATATAATTACTTTATAAATAAAATTTCTACTTGCTATATCTCTTATCTACAGCATGCTTGTCAAGTATAGAGTTCAAGTTATTATGAAATTCCTTTTCTAGCTTAAGCATATATTCAAGCTGTTTAATAATCAATGAATGCTTCTGTATTATAAGGTCATGAATTGTATCCTTCTTTTGACGTTTATACTTTGGTTCTTCATCCTCCTCGTCTTCCTCGTCTTCCTCCTCGTCTTCCTCCTCGTCTTCCTCCTCGTCTTCCTCCTCGTCTTCCTCCTCGTCTTCCTCCTCGTCTTCCTTCTTCTTATTCCAATTATCAATATTCTTCTTAAGATCTTTAGAAATCCTTGTTGGATTTTTGTTAGCCCACTTAATAAAATCCTTTTTAAGAATGTTAATTGATAGTCCGTATAAGTTACTTGTGAACCATTTAAGATAAATTTCCTTAAACATAAGATAAGGAGAAGTGTACACTTTACTATGTTGAATTACATATTCAAAAAAAGATGCTTTATATTCTGGTGAAGAATCGTTATATTTCTTTTTAGTTTCGAATGGTGTAAATAACGCAAATCCACTCGGTTCACTAGAGCTGCTCGAGCTACTGCTTGAACTAGACATCTCTTACTATGTAATTATTTAATTCATTTGTACATAATTACATAAATGAATAAATTTCAATTTTTTTATATAAAAATATTTCTATAAATAGTATTAATGACTATATACACAAAAATAATAAACCAATATTATTCTCCTCCTATTCCAAATAATTTTTGTATAGTTGTGTTGTTATACGATGATCAATTACTATCTGAGTTTTCATATGATAATTTATCTGATAATTCAATTGCATTTGTTGCATTTACACCACATGGGATTCAAAAGATTCATTGGACACTTGGTGTAATTGCTCGTGATTATTATGATAGAGTTGATAAATTAAAAAAATTAGAAGATTATAAAAAATCAATTGAATCATATTTAGTTGATTTAGCTATAAAAACATTTAAAGATAAATTTCCTACATTTAAATATGATATAAAATAAATTCACATATCATTACGATATATTTTCATTGTCTTATTACGTTTTTCATCTACAGGATCTAACTTAACTGTTTTCAAAATACTTAAAATATGATCCAATGGAACCATATCAATCTTTGGAATTGCTTGCCATAATTTTGTCTTGTATAACATATCTTGATCAAAAACATATGGTGCATGTTTTTTTATTATTGCATCATTATTCATTTTATATTTTAATACTGGTGGTAGCAAATATGTAAGTTGTCTCGGTAATACTAACATTAATTGTTCAAATGGTTTAATTGAATTGTAATTATTATTAAGAGGCTTTATAAATATTTTATGAAATTCATCATCAGATATTTCAGACAAATATTCTGAAATATCTGACATAAATAGACCATAGTGATGAGGAAAACACCAATTCCAATCAATACAATCTTTGAAATAATAGTTGTTGATCCAATATAAACCATATAAATATTCTCTACACATTTCCTCAATTCTTTCTTTTCCTTTTTCTTCTAATTTGATATTATAATAATGATCATAATATCTTTCTTTATCTTTATCATCAACACCCAACTTAATAGGATCATTAATTTTAAAACTTAGATTATCTAACTTAAAAAGTTCAATATCACAATTTGAAAGATCTGGTGGGATATTTGGATAAAATCTTTTGAACTTTGCAGTTTGAGTTAACATATCTCTTTCATGGAGACTTAATTCAGCACATAATTCCTTAAAGAAATCAAAGTCAACTGTACAATTATCTCTTACAATAAATGTAAGACCTTTCTTTTTATTAATCTTTCTAAAGACATCGCCATATTTTTCAAATAGAATATCTAATCCATTATCAATTTTCTTATTTTGTGTTCTTAAACTTAATGATACGATATTTGGTACAAAATCATTACCTAATAGAAAACAAACGAAGATAAAATCATTTATAAATTTCTTAGAATTTAACTTAATAATCTGTTCCATACTTTCATCTCCTTCATCAGCAATTCTAAATATCATTTCCTGAATAATACAATCTCGTAAAATATCTATG